GTACCCGAAAAAACAGTATCTGTTCCAGCTGCATCCGTAGTACCACCAGCGCCAATTGTTACGGTATATACAACTCCTAAATTAACAACAAAAGCGGATCCATTAGGTGTTTTTGGGGTTTCTGCTCCGTAGTAAAGAAGCCCCCCTGCACCACCGCCGCCGTTGTACGCTTGCGCTGTCCCGCCCCCGCCTCCAGCAGTTATCAACGCTTCTATGGAGTAAGTGGGAATAGACATTGCAGCGGTTCCCTCATTAATACCAGAAGTGGCAACCCATCCTTGAGTAGCATCAACAAAAGTTAGAGCAGCGCCGCTACGTTCCTTAATCAGTACTAAATCGGCAGTCCCACCCTTAAGTTTGTCACTTCCTGCTGGGGCAATCTTAATGAAATTTGTGTCAAAAGTTCCTGCATAATCAACAACTTCTACAGTATCACCAACTGAGGGAGATGTCGGTAAAGTCACTGTTATTCTTCCAGAAGTAGTATTGCATGGGTATCCCTCACCAGCCACTGCAGTAAAGTCACCAGTTTTTACAGCTTGCCATGCTATTCCACCAGCAACTTCATCCCAACTTGCATCACTTCCATCTGTGGTTAGAAACTTTCCGCTTTCACCTGTTTGAGAAGGAAGCGCATCAACAGTTGCCCAATCAATCGCGCTTGCTCCAGATTTCTTTAAGAACTGCCCTGTAGAGCCAGCAGAGTCGGTATCTAATTGATCGACGTTCACAGTGTCATCGCTAGGTACACCGATATCAGTAACATCCCCAAGGAAGAGGATGGTCGCCACAGCAGTTGTTGGTGCTGTTGACGTGAGCGTAAGAGTCGTTCCAGAGATTGTGTAATCAGTGGTTGGCGTCTGTCTTACTCCGTCAAGGAATAGCAGAGTAGAGTTTATAGTGCCTTCTTGGTTCAGCGTAATAGATGAACCAACAGGTGCTGCCTTAGTCTGTGCTGAATATCCCGCTAATTGGGGAGGTTCATTTCCTAGATAACTCATATATTCACTCGCTTAAATTTCCGCTAGTCTAACAAATACCGCATAAGTTTGATTCACAGTAGTGCTTCCCTGAACAGTTCCAGAGGAGGCAGCCATAGCGTGGCTAAACTTTATTTTGTAATTAGCAATATCTTCTACTTTTATCAAATGAAACATAGTTGCGGTATCATTCAAGGTATTACCACTAGAGCAAGTGGCTTTACTGCATTCGACATAAGTAGAATCGTTTTCTGTTGCATAAATGCGGCCAATTCCCTCTCTTTCTCCGCCAGCTGCGGTAATCATTATATTAAAAACAACTAACCAATAACCTGTTGACTTAAAATCAAAAACACCGCTAGTTTCACCCACAGCAGTACCTAATGTTGTGTAACCTGTATCTGTATTATCTGGAATCTCCCAATTAGCCGTAAGGAATGTATCAGACGTGGACGCGCCTGTTGTCGTATCTTGTCGCCAAATTGTCGCATCAGTTATTCCACCGGCGATGGCGCCCCAAGTGCCATCGCCCTTGAGATACTTTGCATCACCTATACTGGATGCGTCGATTAATTTAACGTCTACTTTAGTTGTCGCCAAAATTACTTCCTCGTTTGCCTGATGTGTATATCAACCATACCCAGATCCGCCAGCAGATCCACATCCACCGCATGTGCCTGAACCGCCTTGCGCCTGAAAGACGTCAAGGAACCTAAAGGTAGGGTTCATGGTTGAGTCATCGTAGTCTATCGTGGCACCATCCATGAATTGGATTGCCACCGGGTCTATATAAAGATTGGATGCGAGTTCGATGTCTCGCTCCTCTCTAGCATCAGCAAAAGTCATGCTGTGCTTCATTCCGCTACAACCCTCTCCATAGACGTACACGCGTACACCTACCATGCTTGGTTGACTTTCTAATAAGTCAGCAACCTTATCCATAGCACTATCTGTTACTGTAATCATTACTTAGGATATTTTGCCTTAACTGCCTGACGCTTTCCTTCTAGTTGCGTCACCGCAGCCATTCTTTCTTCTACAACACCTTCCCATAGTGCCACAGTTAGTTCTTCTATTGAAGGGTATTCTTCTAATCGCTTACGAGCGTAGTCGTTTTCCCAAGCAGTATGTGCTACTTCTACATCCGCAACGGCGGGTTGTGGTTCGCTACTTAGCCATTCTTTTAGATAAGGCCCACCCCCATCATCTTGCAGAACATAATCCACTTCTGGGGTAAATCCAAGATGCTTTAATCCGTTTGATGTAATCATAATAATTTATACCCCGAACAAAACGTAAAACTTTGCCCACCTAGAGCATTGCCATCAGAAGCATTTTGATTTATATAGACATAAAACTCTATATAGTCGTTAGCGCTAACACCGTTATCGGATAAGTCAAGAACAGCAGTCAACTGGATACCATACTTGTCAGTCTTTCCCGCACTATCAAGGTTTACTATATTTTTGAAGTTGCTGCCGTTTTTATATAAAGCAAGACGACCTTTAGATAGCGCGTCCGTACCACCTACATCATCAAGGGTGGATGTAAGAGAGAAAGAATACTTTCCTGATTCCCCATCAGGAACAGTGAACTTATAGTTTGGCCCCACATGGTCGAATGCACCATCTGTATCCCACTCTTCCGTATTCATTGTAATCTTCGTCCAAGTATCGTTGGAAAGAGATTGGTTTGCCGCAAGATAAGCGCCAAATGATGGGGTATTGTCTCCACCAGCAGTAGCCCAACTAGCAGCGGTTCCGTTAGTAGTTAAGAACTTACCACTCTCTCCTGTTTGGGACGGTAGTGAATCAACAGTAGTCCATGCCATGTCATCCTGAAGGAACTTAGACCCATCTGGTGTTCCTGTCGTGGCTAACTTTGCTACAGTAACTGAAGAGTCTGCTGGAACTATTGCTTTCCCAATGTCATTTATCCCTACCACTTCCACAACAGCGGCATCCGCAAAATTCCCCGACGCGAGAGTAATGGTCGTGGGCGATCCTGCGATGGAATAAGCATCTGTATGCTGAACAACGCCGTTTACCTTTAGGATAAGGGATTGTTCGTTAGGGGCAGTCCATGCCAAGACAACGGTATTAGTCGAAGACCCCGATATAGTAACCGAAGCCTTTAACTGGATATCAGAGGACTTTAGTTCTGTTCTACCTAAGTAGGCCATTATGTAATTACCAATACACTAGCAACAGCATCAATAGCAGCCGCTGAAGAAGCGATTGCTTGAAGCGATCTTGAGGTTGTATCAGTTGCATTGCATACCAAGTTAATTGGCTTCTCTATAACTAGAGTGCTACTTGCCGGGACGGGAACTTTAAATAAAACATACCCCCCGGTTATAGCCGCGCCGCCAGAACTCGCTCCATTATAAAGCCTCAAATAAACATCTACGGATGAAGTTGTTATATTTGAAAAATGAAGAGCATGTACTGTTTGGTTTGTTGCCGTAACATTGATTGCTGGAACTAATTGAGCATTAGTCCCGCTATGCGCTGTTGGTAGTTGTAAACTTTTTGTTTGAAAATCATTAGCCATCGTTTATTCTCCTAGCCCAATGCAATCGCCATGGCTACGCCGCTTCCCGCAGCGTCTACAGTAGTCCAGTTTGTATCCGTTCCATCATTAGATAGCACTTTACCACTATCAGACCCAAACGCAGGTATTAGCGGCTCTGTAGTGGTCGATGGAAAACTACCTTTAAGGACTGTCTTAATAAGATTAATATGCCCCTGTGGGGAGGTTCCACCACCTTCAGATACCGGATCACCATTAGCCGGGTTTGTAGTAACGAGTTCGCTAACCCTCGTTCCGCTTTCAACAGCCATTACGAAGCAGCCGCAGTAAGTGTTACAGTAACAAGAAGAACGTCACCGCTAACAACAGATTGTGGTGAACTGAAATCTACCACACCATATAATGTACCAGAAGTACCACCCTTGGTATTGTTAGTGGTTAAAAATGCACCAACAATACTGGTGGTAGCAGTCTGTGTAAACAGGGCTTTACTTGCACTGTTATCTACTGATTGACCAGATACGCTACCTAGTGTAAGGGTTGGTCTTGGTGTTTCAGACCATGTTGTTATCTCAGACCAAGAACTATGTGAAGCCATAGTGTCAGCAGCCACTGGAGTACCAGCACCCTTTAAGCCAACATAGTGTGCGGCTGTATAGCCTGCTCCTTTAAAATAACTTGTTAGGACATCGTTGAGTCCTGTATTGACGACAAGGTTTTCATTCACCTCGCGCCATTTTTCTTTACCGTCCGCATCATAGCAAACAACTTCCCAGATGCTTCCTAGTGTTAATCCAATTTTACTCTCGCTCATTTTGATACCTTAGTCCATGTTGTTGATGGGTCTGCGGAAACACTCCAAGTTGTAGATACTTCCGGATCTGGTTCCCACAGTTTCCTCTCGGAACTGGTAGAACCCAAATAACTTGTAAGTGTTACAGTCTGTGTATACTGATAATTTGGTGTTACTGCCTGCCCAAATTGCGCTTCAAATGCAGCCGTAGGCATGTTGTCAGAAATGCTTACATCAAACTCTGCTGGAAATGTTGCTGTCTTGGTGTACTGATAATTAAACCCGACAGACATTCCAAAATTAGACGCTAATGTAACAGTCTCTATATTGTGCGTAGGTGGACTTTCGCCCATACTAACGCTGAACGTGCCCGTCTTAGTGTATTGCCTATTAGTCGTAGCCCCCATTCCCATAAAGAATGGAAAGCTGACATCCCGTATATTATCTTTACCAGATGCGCCAAACCCCATTGCAAACGAAACTGACTTTAACTTGCCCAGCTTTACATCAGATACACTTTCATCCAGAAACACCGCAAGGGCAGCACTCTTCTCCCTATCGGGTGTATTCCAATTTACTCCTATACCACTAACCCAATTTATTGGGGCAATAGCATTACTCCATATAAGAGAGGACATTAGTAATACCCAGAAGTATTAAGAACCCTCATGGCAGAACCAGAATGTCTATCTCTTGCATCCGCAGATTGTATAGAGGTTATAGCATTTATAACAAAGTCTCGCCAAGTTCCAATTCTCTCATCATTAACTAAAAATGGTTCTGCATTTAAAAGTGAACCATATAAATATAAATCAGGTGCGTTATCTAAAACCCAGTTTGTAGCAGTAGTAGAGGACAACTGATCGAAGGCTTTGTAAAAGTCCATCTCCATTGTCATAACAGAATCAGGAATCGGCCCCAATAATATCTCATTTGCAACTAATGTGTACATACGAGGCAACCCTGTTTTACTACCTCCCCATAATCGATCATGTATCTCTGGAGTAACATATTCAAGAGGAGTTATCGGGTCATTGTTGATTTGAAAGTTACGCATTTGAATATAACCACCGGGCAATGCATAATTTTTTTGTTCTGTAACTGTACTGGCAGTATACCTTCCTTCCATACCCCGAATCCTCAACTCTCGATTGAATTGAGCCTCTGCCAGAGTAATAAACTCTGGAATTCTATCTGTCAGATCGTCCCGATTTAACCAGTTTGCTACAGAGGCTTTAAGTTCGGTATAGGTTGTGATTGCCATTATTGCGTAAGTTCAGATATTTCCAAATTTCCATCGCCGGTTTTTCTGATTACAGAAATTATTCCATTGGGATGAATGTCAAAAACATAAGGCTCATCCGCTTGTAAGAATGCGCCAGCAGTAGCAGATGCGGTTCCTGAAAAATTAACATAACAATCCGTGCTTGCATGAAGCATAACTGCATATGTTTGTAAACCTACATTGCTTGCTGAAGCAGCCGTCGATGTAAAAGCCTGTACCTGATTTACACCTAATGGTCTAAAATAATATTTAATCGCTAACATGTTGATTTCCTATATACGAGTTGGGGCAACTCTAAAGTATTGATAATCTGGACTATTAAGGTATGCAGCAAAAAGAACAGGATCTTTCCAGATATCACCCCTAAACCCTAGACCGGTTCCTCCTGTATCCCTGTCCCACTTCTCTAATATATTAAATGGAATAGTATGACTATGGTGCCATTCCCCTCTTTTTAGAGATAATTTGTCACCCGCCTCATTAAACTTTCGTTTAGTATATTCAAGAATAGGGCCAACATCCTGTTTTGTGCTGAAAGTAATAGAGCCATCAGTATGTTCAATCATATCTGTACGACGGTATGGGCTAACATCTAGCAATGTTCGTCGCTCATTATTTATTTCCCACTTCATAAAGCCTCACTCCCTACATCACCTATAAAGGTTCCCCGACCTTTATCATAAGATTTTTTTACCCATTCTTCAGCAGACTTAGGTACAGGCTCATCTTTGGCCCGTACCTTTTTCTGTTTCTTTTCTAATTTCTTTGCGATCTCTTCGATGTCTTTCATAGTAAAGTAGGGGGTGAGTTACCCCACCCCCTTTGTTACAAATTAATTGTCTGCAACGTCAGCCAAGAAACCACTTGACTTTTCATTTTTAGACATTAAGCCATATTCAGCAAGTAACATCTGCCGAACACTATCACCGGTCTTCGCCAACGGTTGTGTTGAGAAGGGGCGGAGATAGGCAACAGCCCAATAATCCATGTCCAGAAAGAAAACATCCCGTGAACGGAACTGATTTCTGTTAGGAACGATCTTAAAAGTTCCAAAATCTGACACATAAACGTCCACCGCTGCAACGACATGAGCAGGTGCATCACCTTTCGTAGAAGTACGAAGTTCAGAGACAGTCTGGGTCAAAGCCGAGATTGCCTGTTTCTGAGGTGACTTACACATAATCATGTCAGGCTCACCACCAGAATCAAAACACTCTTTAATGACTTGCTTGATTCCCGCTTCAGTGATAGAAACTGTGGCCGGTGCATCGGTAGGGGCAGCTGTACCATTCGCACCAACAGCGCCAGCGCCAGCAGGCGAACCAGTTCCGATTGAATGGTAGTTAGTCCCTATCCAGCAGGATAGGCCACCGGTTGCTCTCGCAGCGGCAGGTGAGGCTGAACCGGCAGAAGACGGAACATTTGAAGTCAACATGAATTCCATGTCTCTCTTCATCTGCTTCGCTTTTTTCGCCAACTGGTAGGCTTGCGAGGATTTTCGGCCTGCATAGTCTACGGCTTCGTTGGTGCCGGAAGTTTGAATTACATATCGACTTAT